GATTAAAGCCTACTGGGGCAAGTCAACGCTCGTCACCAGTAACGCCGCTGGCGGCTGGAACATCGCGGATATTCCCTCCACGTTCAGCAACGATAACCTGACCGGTAAATTCACTGAAACGCCTCTGATCCTCACCAGCACCGGCGCGGATATCTCGATCACCATTCAACTGGATGAAGCCATTCTTCCTGAAGGCAAAGCCTATGACCTCAATACGCTGACGCTGGTGGACGCAGACGGCAACGCCTTTGCCGTGCTGTGCCTGCAGCAGGACACCGTATTCCGTGGTAAGGCCTACCGTCTTATCGTCACCATCGAACAGAAAACGGCGTAGCGCACATGAGCAGTAATGAAATTACCGATATCGGCGTTATGGCGGGGAAAGCGTATGGCACCGCGCCGCTGTCGGCGGATATGCAGTACCTGGAGACCTATACCAGTTCCGCGTTAAACCGCAAACTGAAGGGCATAGTGCGATCCGGCTTTTACCTGGGCTTTGCGCCGGTTGCCGGTTCCGGTCTGAATGTCGTCGTTACCTCCAAAGAGGCGGAAGGTGGGCAGGGCGCGGCCTCAATCGACGTAAACGCGCACCAGATCACCGTGCAGCACTTGGCCGATCTGACGTTGCCAGTCGTGGCGGGCAAAACTACCCGTATCGTGCTGGAAGCAAACTACAAGCTGGGAGTGAAGACAGATCAGGTAGATATCACCTCAACAGTTGAGGCCGCACGCGTCTTTGCGCAGGATATCTCAGTTGCGCTGATGCCGAACCAGCTGGAACTCTGCCGCGTACTGGTACCAACCGGTACCACGCAAGTTACACAGGCGATGATCGTCACCAACTACCGTATCAACCGGCAGGTCGGTATCACGCTGGATTCGATTTACACCAGCGACGATGAGCTGATTGCGGCTAACCTTAAGGGGCTGAAAATCCTTAAAGGCATGATTGATAACAACATGGTCATTGCCAATAACGGCTCGGATATTCACGACAAAGCGATGTTCCGTAAAAACATCGAGCTGGATCAGCTGGTCAACGATAAGCAGCTGGTTGCCAGTGAGAATCTGGCTGATCTGCCGGACGTGCAGGAGGCGCGTGAAAATCTCGATCTCGGTACCGCCGCGCAGGCGGATCAGCAGAAAAACCCGCTGGATATGACGGCAGGTGCGCTGATGGCCGTGGGTGCGTTTGGCCTGGGTGCGCCGTCGCTGGTACTGGACAGCAAAATCACCTTACTGGCTGACGTGTCTGTGACGGAGCAAAATGCCTTCTGGACACTGAGCGGCACCTTCAGTGATGGCCCGATTGATTTTGGCAAAACCACGCAGACGCTGCGTGGTCAGCTATTCAACATGCGCCGGAAATATGATGCTGACGCGTCACTGGTGCAGCTGCTGGCGGCGCAGGGTGGCGTAATGTATCTGCGTATTGCAGCTAAAGTTTCAGGCGACTGGGCGTGGTCCGGGCTGACAGTAGGAGCGGATCAGAACGGCTGGCGAAAGATGATGGACAGCGCCAGCATGACTCTTGCCGATCTGGTAAAAGCGGGCGCGGCACAGGCAGGTGATAACAACGATATTACCAGCACCAGCCAGCTATCCAGCATCAATACGCCAAAGCTGACAGTCTCAAAAAATCTGGAAGTTGGCTCTCAAATCAGTGCCGGATATCGTATTGGTGTGATTCGTTCTGAACCTTCAGTTCCGTCGATGACGTTTTTACGGACCGATCAGCTGGGTGATAAGCCGCCGACGTATGAAACGGACGTGATGCAGATTGTTGGTCGGGTTGCGGCATTAAGTGGTGATGCCTGGAGCGGCAGGATCCTCGGTGGCATTACCACTACAAACATGACGCATGGCGGCGGAAAAATTGTGGTAGATGCGCGCTCGTCTACCGGCGCAATTACCGCACGTCTCGCTCTAAACGGCGGAGACGGCTTAGCCACACTGCAGGGGGCTGGCGGACTGGCTATCATCGGTGGTGGAGGCCTGTCGTCGGATGGTGCTGGACTCTTTGCCGCTGACGCAACTACGCTGCAGCTGAAGCCCAAAACCAAAGACAAAGCCTACTATCTGCGCGGCAAAAAGTCAGATGACACGCTGCACTGGTATTTCGGCCAGTCCAGGGACAGTAACGATGCCGTTACCTGGGGTAACTCAATCACGAGTACATGGCTCACCCTGTCAGGCGACGGTACGGGCGAAACCAACGTTTCGACAATGAACTTCCTGAACAGCGCGGTTGTCGGTGGCAACCTTACGGTAAACAGGGGCGCTGACTTTACCGGGCCGGTAAACGTGCTTGCGAAGGGGGCAACAGCGGTAGGCGATCTGACCAATGCCGCGCTGGTGGTGACGGGCAGCAGTAGTGACGGCACCCAGGGGATCACTGTTAACAGCTTTGCGCCTACAATCACTTTTATCGATCGCGACGCAGATGCAGCGGGCTTCCGCCTGAGAGGCGAGGGCAGTAGCCTGCGTCTCGATGTGGATAACCGGAATAATGGCGTAACGTGGAACCAGAATATCGCGCTCTTCAGCGACAAAGGGCATCTAGCACTTGGCGGTAGCAGTGACAGCACTGGACGCATGCTGACGATTGGAAGCACAGCACCGGGCAAAGGTAATCTGACAGGAACCACCCAGATTGCTGCAATGGCTTACACTAATCTCGGTGCAGACGCGACAGTCCGTGGCATTGGTTTTGGTGTCGAAATGTCAGTAGGTGACGGAAACACCGGACAAAATTTGCCTGAAGTTGTCGAGTTTTGGGGTAACAGCACAGTTGTTAACGCCAATGCCACCGTAGGGCTAATGTCGTCTTTCCGCGTGTTTGATAAAGCCAATCTCAGCATTAAAGCGGCCTATGCATTTGAAGGGATGATGACGCAACGCGCAGGATTAAATCGGTGGAACCTGTATATGCAGGGAACGGCACCAAACTATCTGCGCGGACAGACGATCATTGGCGGAGTGGATACAGCCCTTCCGGCCAGTTATGTCGCGTTGTCGGTAAAAGGTGGGCTGGAAGTCAGCGATTTATTCAGGGCTTCCAACGCTGCGGAGTTCAGAAGCCAGGTCAGCATAATTTCAGCAAATCCGTATATCGACTTCAATTCATCAACTGCACAGATGAATGACTACGACGCCCGTATTCTGGTCGATCCGACTGATGCAACTGCTTCGGGGCAGGCAACAATGAATATCGTTGCCGGTCATCTCAATATCAATGCAGCGTCGCATTTAGTTGGGTCACTTGTTGTTGATAAAGATGCGCACTTTGAGAGTGATACCTTTGTCGGAGGCCGACTATTTACAACAACACATATAAGCATCGGAAATATCGGGACAGGTTCTTTTGCTGATAGTCATGGCTCGATCAATATTGGCGACTCCGATACAGGTTTATTATGTCCTGATGATGGAACGTTAGATGTTTATACAAACAACGTTAAAACGGCCCACTTTACCACGAACAAACTTTATGTATACGGAAAAATAGTTCAAGAAGACCCGGATTTCCGCATACGTCCGGTTGGTGGCAAAGGCATCGGAATGCTGCACCGGTTTGATGGCTCAAACTATTACATGCTGGTCACAAACCAGAATGATCCGGATGGGGGATTTAATACTCTAAGGCCGTTCAGCTTTAATGGCACCAATGGCGACGTTCTTATGAACCATAACGTCAACGTAGGCGCTAGCTTTTCCGCAAATGGAAATATCAATGCTGGTGGCGATGTTGTAGGTGGCAACTTTTCAGCACGAGGAAATGTTAGTGCTGCTGGAAATCTTTTTGCCGGTAATGTGGTGTATTCCGGTAATGGTCAGTCGGTCATGCATGCGGATGGCAATATCTATGGTCCGGTTTGGGGCGGATTTATCAATAACTACATCGCAGCACGATATGTTAGTGCCGTCAGATTTGCCGGTTTTAAGCAAGGATCAACCTGGAACGGCCCCGGTATTTCTGAAGAGAGCGGCTACGTTATAACGTCTGCCAGGAACGACAACCAGGACCAATATATCGACGTCGTGACGGCGCGATGCGTTCAGTACTGTATTAACGGTGGCTGGTATACAGCAGGCTTTGCGTAAGGATAAATATGTTAAATTTTGGACCATTTAAAAAATATACACCGAATGTGCCGGTCGTTACTGAATCTTCCACTGATGAAGAAAAAGTAGAGGCTGCCAGATTGCAGTCGCTCAATGACATGAATATCATTTTTGTCCGATGCAAAAGCGGTCAGGACTGGTATGAGTCGCAAAAACTGTATTCACCAGACACGATGAAAATTGTGTACGACGAAGCAGGTCGGGTAGTTAGCTTTGACACGGACGCTTCAAAGCTGTGGCCGATCAACTGCTGGGTGGCAGAGGTGGCCGCTTCGGATATTCCAGACGGCATGGATAGATTAGGTGGATGGATTTACCGTAATGGCAAAGTGGAGGTTTATAAACACTCTGCCGCAGAGCTGCAGGAAATGGCTGAGCGCACCAGAAGTTCACTGTTGGCAAAAGCGCGGGCCTTTATCAGTGACTGGCAGGCGGAGCTGGTGCTTGGCATCCTTCCGGATAACGACAAGGCGCAGCTGGTGGAGTGGATGGCTTACATCCGGCAGCTGAAAGAAACTGATATCGGCAACGTGCCGGAATCTGCCTGGCCTGCACCACCAGCAGCACTCTGATCTCCTTCCTAACAGCGCCTCCGGGCGCTGTTTTTCTTTACCTCTCTAAATTACAGACTCCGTACCCTCTCGCCACCTGATTACCAGGTGCTAAGGGGGGTATGTGACCGATGTAGAAAAAATGCTCGCGGTTTCGCTTCTACTGTCTTTGCTGAGTGGCACAGGCGTTTTCCTGCTGGGAGTGCGCGAATACCGGATCCGACCGACGGTTTTCAACTTTACCACCGAGCTTGTGCTGGCGCTGATTACGGGCCTCACGGCCTATTTCTTTGCCCGCCAGCAGGGACTGGACGAAATCGTGATTTACCTTGCCGTGTTAGTTGCAAGCAACAACTGGCGAGAACTCTCAACCGTGTTTAAAGAAAGACTCATTGCGGCAATAAATGGCGTATTTGGGTCAAAAGGAGGCTCCGGCCCATGATTGATTACCAGAACCTGTTTATCACAGCGATGGCGGCGGCGATGGTTGTCGATCGCTGCGCCTTTGCCCGTAAAAAAGTGTCTCTGCTGGGATGTGGCGTGGCCACTGTGCGCGGCAACGCGCTGGCATTCCCGGTCCGCCTCAACATTGCCTGCGTGGGTAAACTTGCAGGAGCCAAAATTGAGTACTGGCTGCGCGATAGTAATGATCCGACAGTGGTCATTTCCGGCAAGCAGCGCACGCTGGACCTCTCACCAAAAGGCGTGAGCGAAGAGTTTTTGCTGATTGATACGCGCTATCTGGAACCGGGCGAGTGGTCACTGACAGTGCGCGTGACCCACGGTAACAGCCGCCTGAACCCGCTTTATCGCATTTTCCCGCTTCAGGATACCGTCACCAGAACCTACCAGCTGAGCCAGTCAGAGCAGGGGGAATACCGTGTCGAATCCTAAGACCTACGTCCTGCTGAGCTTTGACGAGCTCAACGAGAAGGGGCTGGCAAAGCTGAAAAAGGCGATCGCCACCAGCGGCTTTGAAGTAGCCAAAATCACCGCCGCCGGCGCAGCCCGGAAAAAGGATGGCGTTCTCACTAAAACCTTCAGCCTCACCGGCATGGACGAGCAGGTTATGACCGTGCAGGTTAACGACAGCGGCGACATTTCCGGCCTGAAGCTGAACGGTAAAAACGTGCCATTTACCCACGTCACCACGATCCCCGACCTGGGACGCCAGCTGGCTGCGTTATTTAAAAAAGGCTCGACGGCATTCCAGAAGGCGCTGGCGCGCAAGATGGCACGCGTCGCCGCCAGCAAAGACGACTCACCGCAGCCAAAACGCGGCGTGAAATCGTCAGTTCAGCTGCTGGCCGAAGTGCGCCAGCAGCGTGACGCCTATAAAGCGGGTATCGCAGACACCCAGGCGAAGGCTGACCAGCTGACGCGGGATGCCGATGCGGCACAGAAAAACGCGGACAGCTTACAGACCGAGCTTAATCAGGAGCAGGCGATCACCCGCCAGCTGAAAGAGCAGATCGCCCAACTGGAAGAGGCAGCATGATGAATGAGATTTTAAGCAACCGTATGGTGCTGGACCTCCAGAACCGCACACCGGGCGCAGTGCTGGCGCAGGCGGTTTATGACGGCCTGATGACCGGCAGCAGCGCGGATATGATGCTGGAAAGCGTCACTATCGACGATATAGATCACACCTACCTGGGAAATGAAAGTTTGGTGCCGGGTGCGATGTTTGAGGCGATCAGCACCGAGCACATGCGTCTGGCGCAGACCATGCGCGCCTTTGTGAAAGCGTTAAACCGTGGCCTGAACGGGACCAATATCAGCGCCGGTACTGACGATGCAGGCGCTGATACTACCGGGCAAAAAACTGTGGGCGGCGCGGTGATTGGTAAAGTTCGCCGTGTGGCCAGCATACCGGTTATGAGTGCGCTGATTCCATTATCAGACGGGCAGAGCGTGTCGCTGGTGTTCCACTCTCCGACCGCTGACAACGGTAAGATCCGTAATCAGGATACGCTGGTGGCGTTTCAGTTCCTGATCAACAAGCGCGACGTGACACACATTGTGGCCCCGATTGGCGGACGGGATGTGTCGCTGCAGCAGGTCACGCAGGCGCTTTCCAACCTGATCGAAAAGAACAGCGGCAAGTTCACAAAGCAGAAGGATGCACAGACGAAGTTACGCACCGAAGTGGAGACCACACAGGCCGAAACGGACAAGCTGGCAGATCAGCAGTCTGCACTGCTGGAAGTGGTGGATACACAGACCGCACGCGTGCAGATGCAGCAGGATAATGAGCAGACGCTGCGCGGCAAAGTCGCAGCCCAGCGCCAGATCAATGCCGACCTTACCGGCCAGCTGGCGGCGCTGCAGCAGGCGAAAGCGAGTGAGTCTGAAAGCACGGACACTTTCAGCGATCGCACTATCCAGGTTAAAGCGCGCCTGAACATGGACGGACAGGCGACGCTGAGCAACGGCGCGACGGTCCGCTATCACAGCTATGACCAGGACGGAGAGCTTAAAGGTAAGGTGATCATCACCGAAGCGGATGGGACCACGTTTGAAATGCCGTCCAAATCCAGCCAGGGCGCGGAAATAGGTAAAGCCGCCACAAAACTGCTGAAGGCCTACCGCACCGGCGCGGCGGATAAATACCGCGTCAGTGCTGAGCCAGTTTTGACGCAGGAGCCACAACCTGAACCGGCGCCGCAACCAGAGCCACAGCCAGAACCACAGTCAGAACCACAGCCAGAGCCAGAACCACAACCTGTCGCACCCGCAGCCGTCTGGCGCTATGCGCTGGTAAACCGGCCAGTTGGTATCGGCGCGGTATCGCCAGAATATGCCTCCGTTGCAGACCAGCCAGCAGAAGGCCAGCCATACAGCGGCGTTGCGCGTAACGGCATCATTTCCTACGACCGTCCACTTACTGACAAAGAGATTGCTGACTTTGAGCTGAAGCTGATCCCGACGCATGCGGATCTCGATGCGCTGGCCATAACCGTGGCCGACAAGATGAGCGATTACGCCGCGCAGTATCTGGAAATGTCCGCAGAAGACCCTGAAACCTACGCAAAACAGGTGCGCATGGTTGCCCGTAAAAACCTGACTGGCGTTGCCTACCCCGAAGGCGAAGACCTGACCTACTTCAATCAGGCCATTGACGCCAGATTGCAGATCCTTGCAGCAGATGAGCCAAAGCAGGAAGAGACAGACGTGACTGACGATCGTGAAAGCACTGACCCATTATGGATAGCGGCGAAGCGCCTGGGCGATCTTGTAGGCTGGGCGTCTGACCTGGTAAATGCCTGGGCCGAAGCGCTGGGTTATGGCAGTGAGCAGATGAAGCAGGCGGCGGACTATGTGGAGGTTAATCAAAGCCCTGATTATCTGAAGGCTGTAGAAGCCGCGATGATCACCGGCAAGCGTATTCCGCTGGTGGAGGAACTAAGCACCTCTGAGCCAGAGCCAGCCCCGCAGCCAGAGCCACAACCAGAACCGCAGCCTGAGCCAGTGCCGGAAGCAGACACCCAGGCGCAGAAGGCGATTGATTACCTTCAGGGGCTGACTTCTCTCGATACCGACGATATGGACGTGATCCGTGCTGGCCGTACCCAGGTCCGTGAGGCCATTGCCGCACTGACGGCCGCGGGTGTATTCGATGAAAACGAATCGCTGGTCAATGACGCCGTGCAGCACCTTAGCGATCTGCTGGTGGCCGTGCAGCGTAACGGGGTGGCCGCATGACCTTAACCGCACTGCAAAAGCTGGATTTAGCCGACCAGCTGGACGAGCTGATTATCAAAGCCCCGACCGTTAAGGGGCTGGACCTTCTGGATCTCAATGACCAGATGGAGGCGATCATGCTCCAGCTGGGTTATGGCTTTGCGCCAGCACCCGCCACCAGCGAACCGGCACCCGCGCCGGTCACTGAGCCACAGCCGGAACCCGTGAAGGAAGATCAGCCCGTTCCCGAAGTTGTTACTGACTTTCTGGCCGGTAAGTTCATCAGCCAGGCGCAACTGGATTTTGTTGAGACGCTGCGCCGTGTCGGTGACTACATCGGCGTTTATCTGGAGCTCGACGACGCGAGACAACAGACCGCCAGCTGGATAGCAGCCAGCGGCCTCGCTGCTTAAACATCAACCCCGTTTCGGCGGGGTTTTTTATTCCTGGGAACAAAATGCTTAACGAGAAATTACGAAATCTGCTGAGAGACGCTGGCAGCATATTTGCCCTGATCGGGCTGGTGGGCTCACTGCGTAAAGCACAGACCACAACGGGGCGATCGTCATATGTCGTTACCGGCAAAGGGCAGGAGGTAAAGACGGCGTTTAAGGTGGTGGATGCGCGCCACCTGATTATTTCTAACAACCTCGACGGCACAATAAACCCGCTTTTCCCGGCTGAGTTGCAGCCACGCGACCGCACGCGCCTGACCAGTAAAGTACAGGTGTCCAAAATCGCGGGCAACCTCCGACCGGCAAAGCTGACTGATTCAGGCATGAGCAGCCACGGCGCGCCAATCGTGGGCGCAGATAACGTGGTTGAGTCGGGTAACGGGCGCTCAATGGGGATTACCCGTGCTTATGAGCAGGGGCAGGCCGACGAGTACCGCCAGTATCTGATTGAGCACGCAAAAGATTACGGCCTTAAAGCGTCGGATATCGCGCAGATGGATATGCCGGTACTGGTGCGTGAGCGCATTACCGACGTTGACCGTGCGCAGTTTGCGAAAGACTCCAACCTCTCCGATTTGCAGGAAATGGCGGCGAGTGAGAAGGCCTTTGTCGATGCCGAAATGCTCGATGAGCGTCTGATGGCCATCTTCAATCCGTCCGACGACGGTAACCTTCTGGCACGCTCAAATGACGGATTTATCCGGGCATTCATGAAAGAGATTGGCGACACAGCGACCGCAGGCCTGCTGACCGAAGACGGGCGCCCGACGAAGCAACTGATTGACCGTATGCAGAATGCGATCTTTGCCCGCGCCTACAAAGACGAGCGCCTGGTTAAGCTGGTATCCGAAGAGCCGGACCCGGAAATGCGCAACATTCTGACAGCGCTCAACACAGCGGCTAGCGAGTTTGCACAGATGCAGATGTTATCCGGAGACGTTCACCGGCAGGCCGTCACCGGGCTGGTGGATGGAGTGCAGTCGATTGATGGTCTCGATCAGAAGGCAATCGCTGCGTTGCAGGATGCTATCAAGCTGGTTCGCCAGGCTAAAGACAGCGGACAGGCCATACAGGAAGTACTGGCGCAGCAGGGATTATTTGAAGAATCCAGCAAAGAGGCCGAAGCGCTGGCGCTGTTTATTGTGGCAAACAACCGCAGCGCAAAACGTATCGGGGCCGCGTTTAAAAAGATGGCGCAGAAGATCAACGACGAGTTGTTACACCAACAGCAGGCGTTGGGGGATATGTTCGGTGGCGGTGAGCTGACGCTGAATGACGTGCTGACGGCGGTATCAGGAGAAATTGAGGAGGAATTTGGTGAAGGTAAGGGGTTAAGCTTTGCCATTTTCGAGTCTGTCAGCGCGCAGGCAACGAACTAATTTTACTGGTTCATAATATGCGTCAGCTCAGACCTGAGCTGACGGTTTTCACTGGCTGCACATCATTAAATCTGACCGTCTGCTTTGAGCGAAAAGCGGACGTCGATAATTTTCCTGCCGCACCTGAAGGTACCCCTGAGCCACCCTAAGTCAGCAGGGGAAAGTCTGTATTAAGGTTTTATTAAACTCAGTCGGTCAGAATAGGGCCACTCTTTTTCTGACCGGATTTAATATTTTATTATGAACAGCCTTGAGCTCCTGAACCGAAGCTGGTTTCTGTCCCTGAACGCAGGCCCGGGTACACCAGCTGGCTGGATAACTTTCGCCACTTTCTGCGCGCAGTACACGCTTTATATTATCCCGCTGACGCTTCTGGGACAGTGGTTTCTTGGGGGGAAGGCCAGACATCAGCGCGCACTCTTCTCCCTGGTCACCATCCTTATGGCGCTGGGCCTGGAATTTATCTGCACGGCCATCT